ATCCAAATTAAGTGACGCGTGGATGGTTTGGCGGTATACGATCTGCACAACCTTGTTGGATGTGGATGATGCTGTACAATCCATAGTTAAGGTTAAGTATGATCGGCCTGAAGCCCATGTGGCCGCGGCAAGAAAGCGTCAATCTTCAGCTGGGACATTCTCAGTTCCAGCGTCACTAACAAACCCATATGCTCCCTATTTACTCGGGAGCACCCACATCGCGACTAATTCACGGTACAATGTGAATGTTGTGGTGAAGGCGTGGGCACGGGCAAGGATTGTTTCCAATCCCGGGAGGTTAATTCACACTCTCGGATTGAATCCTTTGCAAGTGGCTTGGGAGCTCCTACCCGGTAGTTTCATCGCGGATTGGGCTTTCAACGTTGGTGATTATATCCAAAGTGCAACGGCCATGGCTGGTCTGAGCATCGAGGATGGAGGCTTGGGCGTGGCCATATACGTCCGGGGCGTTACCCAGAGTATTGTCGGGAAGTCAACCTTTGACATGAAATGGGAAACAAGTTCTTATTCACGCACTCGGGTTCTCCCGGAAGTTGCCTGGTCAGGTCTCTCCGACTCTCCTTTAAACTGGAAACGTTGGCTTGATGCTGCCGCTATCTTCAGAGGTCTCGCGGACACCAGAGGTTACAATATCCGCGCCCTCACGGGCAACCATTAACCTTAGGAGGCTCTATGCCTTTCATTGACACCCTTACCCTGGCGGGGCTTTCCCGTGCAGATGGTTCGACTGCTCGCACTCTCACAATGGGACGTGTTGGCGATATTTCCGGGGGTTTCATTCTCCGCGAGCAAGGCGTACTGCCTGCCCTCGCAACAGAAATTCGTTACTCACGTCGTCGGATGAAGGTTGGTAAGCAATTTATCAACACGACTTCGATTGTGGTTACCTTCCCGTATGCGGATCCCGCGGCCCCGACAGTTGTGCTTGGTTATGCCAAGTATGATTCAACGGGCCTGAAAATCCCAGACGACTGTCCCCAGTACGTCAGGAATGACGTTCGCACGCAACTCGCGAACATCATCTCTGGCAGTTCGGTCGGCACCGTGGCGAGAGCCTTGGTGTACGACCCGCTGGTTGCCAGCAGCTACCCGTTCTAGTAGGAATTAGAACACGCAGTCCTCTCTTTTAAATCCATCCTTTTAGGAGGTATGCTATGCCTGCATCTGAAAACGGTATTGTCGGCGACATGAGGGAGTTGGGTATTTTTCCAACTCCGGATCGCCTCCTTCGCCATTGGGTTAACAAACCCGCTTGGTCGGGCTTCCGATCTGCTGTTGGCGTTAGGAAAGCTGTACGCCTTGCCCAGCGTACGAGTGTGGACGATGATTCTGTCCTGTCACTCTTGTTGCTGTTGTTGCGGACTGCCCCTGTTTCAATTCCTGGCCTCGCGGTCAGGGTGAAATGGGTATTGGAAGCTTCCAAGGGAAGACGTATTGAGTACCTGAGGGGTCTTATCGACTTCTTGAGCGACTTGACGCGTCAAACCCAGGGTGAATCCCTGGACCCGAAGGCATTTGCTTGGAAGTATCAAGTGTGTTCTCTTATCCGTAAGTATCCTTTCTTAGGAAATGAGGATGCATCCAAAAAGGCAGCTATTACATCATTCTGGCAAGCTGAGATCCATAACCTGGAGACAGCTCGTCGTTGGGTTTATGAGGAGGATTCTGGTTTCCTTCAGACGCTCACAAAGCGTCTTGATGAATTCCTGGGTCCTTGCCCAACATGGGAGGATGTAGTAGAACGCGGGGGTTTCGGTCCCGGCACCAACGAAGGCTATTCATTTGTTGGTGATTTGACCGGTGCAGAGTTTAAGTTGGCTACCCAGCCAATTAGCTACGCACACAACCAAGCCTTAGTTCCGCTGGTACTGAATTCGGTGCCAGGTTGGGCGTATACCTCGGAACTTCTTCATGGTAACTCATGGGGAACGGCAGCTAGCAGCACTATGTTCACCGTCCCAAAAGACGCTAAAACAGACCGTACGGCTTTTAAAGAGCCTCTCATCGAATCTTATCTCCAGAAGGGTATTGCATCCTTTATCAGAGATGGGTTTAAGCGAGACGGTCGAGATCTGAGCTATTCTTGGC